CCTCCTTTCTCGGTTTTAATTAACCGAGAAGGGGAAATAACTCTCCTCTGAGTACCATCTATTGCTTTAAGCCCTATGTAGGGCCTAAGCGATGGATTTTGTATTATCCTAAGGAGGATCTATTTATGCAGAAAACAACTAGGGAAACGGAAGTCTTTTTGATTGTGTTGCTGTTTATGTTTTTATTAACAGCTTTCACAGTCTTTAAGATTATGCCGCCTGAACCAAAAGTCCGCATCAAATCCGATTGGATTGATGTGACTCCGGCTAAGACGACTGTTCCTGTTCCCGAATTATTGCCTGCCGAATAGGTTTAACCTTAGGTGTTGCAAATACCCCATCTCGGGGCGGCCTACGGTACGCTACCGTTTTATCTCTTAGAAAGGAGATATAGCCTTGACCGTTACCTTTTGGAGCATGGAACCGGTTAGTAATACTAATATTGCACCATGGACTCAGACGTTTACTGCACCTCAGTGTGGCAGCGTAGTAAAAACCAGTAGTGGTTATACTAACGCTATGCCAGGCCAGGGTGCTCAGTATACTTATGAACCTATAGTGGAATTTAAGACCAAACCTCGACGCAACCCTTCGGGTCGTGTTAAGATAAGTGGGCTTCAATATCAGTTTACTAATCACCGTCGTATCAATCAGACTACTAAGACCTACACAACTCGTAGGAGGAATGGTAGTACAGCAAAACATGGATGGGCCCATTATATTCAAATTGGGTCTTATCCAGGTTGAGTTGTCACTACTACCTCTTACGTGATGAGAGGTCCTTCATGGTCTGAATGGACGAACGTCTCCAAAGACGGATCAGGATCAACGTACGTAACATCTGTATTTGATCCATCCGCGGTACAAACTGCCACAGCGTCCATTAAAAGCCAATTATCAACCCAGGCCCTAATGACCTACGACCTCCTTACGGAGTGCGCGGAAGCTAGGGAATTACCTAGGATGATGGTTTCTATCTCTAAGGATATGTTAAATATCGGCAGAGCACTCTTAGGTCGCCACTCTTTAGGCGACATAAGATTGGGAGCATTACGACCCCTTTACTGGTTACTCGATCACCCTCAAAGGGCGATGAGGAAACTAGGTAGGGAGTGGATGCAATATCGCTATGGCATTATGCCTCTTGTGTATTCTTATCGCGATATCAATAAACTATTGAATCGCGGTTTCAATACTTCTTTTCGAAAAACGTCTGTTATACGTCCTACTCCCACAGATGTCTCGCTTCCATCCGCTTCCACTTCTTATGTGTGGAAGGAAGATGTTGGTGAGATACTTGTTAGAGGAAACGTGTTTCAGCATTTCGATACAAGAGAACGGGCATGGGCAGCGGGTGTAGGTATTAACCCCTTTGTAACTGCATGGGAGTTGATACCGTACTCTTTCGTGTTCGATTGGTTTGTCAACATGGGTGATTATATCACCGCGAAGACGACCACTTCGTTCACTGGAGTACGATTCGCCTGCATTTCAACTCGCTACAAGTACACTACAAAAACCTGGCAGCACTTTCCTAATCAAGACATAGTCTTGACTTCGACAGCGACTACGGGTAATTGTAATCCATCCGGATATCCTGCCGTCTACGTGACGATTGATCGTCCCGAAGAATCGCAACTACTTCAAGAAGTAGTTTATGATAATTACGACAGATACGTTTGGAACTTGAGCGATGTCCCGCTTTCTTTTAATCCGAGCCTTAAATGGCGGAGATTAATGGATGCGGGAGTTATGGCTAATAACCTTTTAGGAATCTTTAATAAAAGATACCTTAAACAATAGACAGGAGGCCTTTGTGGCCAACGTGACTTTGTCAGTCAAGAGCCAGGATAATGCTGGGGTAACCTATGCAGATCCTGCAAAACCGGACACAACTGTTCGGTTCCGATTTACTAACACCATCAAGCAATTGAATGGTGTATCTGTCCCCAATTACGCTACCGAGCTTATTGTCAATGACAATAACGAAGTAACGATCGGGACAGTAACTGCCCAAGATGCTCTTAGCATAAGAGTCCGGGTTTCCGGTACAATTATGTCTAAGGCGCGCCTTCGTGAGCTACTCACCTCCCTTGCTGCCCAAGTGGGTACATGGGAGACTGAGAATGTGATGCAGGGTTTTCGTCCCAGCACGGCTCCAATCATTGTAGAAGTATAATGACTGAATCCAAACTGGGAGGAACTCAATGCAACACAAAGGCTCGATCAAAGCTGTTAATCTTCTTATCCGAGATTTCATTGCAGATCGCAAGTGCGGTCGCGATGAGACTCGTGCGGTTAGTTTCGCAAAAGCTAAACTCGCCGACAAATTTGAAGAACCAAAAGGTGACCGTTCCGACGAGCGTCGAACCGACGCTTGGTCCAGATGGATCACCTTTGACGAAGGTCTCCGATCAGGAGATATCTTAGGCCCACACTGGGCACGAGCGCGACTTCTAATTCACGATACCTTATCCTCTTTTAGGATGGGTGAACTCGTGTTTACCAACGGTTCTTCTTTTGAACCGTTGGGGGCCAGGACATCGATAGCATGTAAGCTATCGGGGCCTTGGACCATTACTGCTGATTGTTTCGATTCCTTTGCCGGTTATTCTTACTGGCATAGGAGTTTGAAACATGCAGTTAAGAAGCGCTTTCAGCACTACTGCACAGCACACGGGTGGCACATCAAGCTTGTCAACCGTATACTTTGGAACAGGCTCAAACATCATTCAGAGCCTGCTTTTGAAATATACAAGTTCAAACTTGACTGTATCGTTACGTATGTTTGTGGCAATAGATGGTCGACCGTTCCCAAGAATAATTCAAAGGATCGGGCGATTTGTCTAGAACCATTGTGCAATATGCTTGTCCAGCGGGCTGTTGGGGTTGGATTACGAGAATCCCTCAAAAGGAAACTCGGGATCGATCTCGATGTCTTAGCAGATGTGCATAGGCGTCGAATTAGCGATAGTAATGTTGCTACGATCGATTTATCTGACTGCAGTGATGCAATCAGCATGAAATTGGTAAAGTATTTGTTACCCCGAAGGGTATTTAACAAAATACTCGCTTGCCGGTCAGACATGACCCTCGGAC